TCTAGTTTTAACTTCCTTAATACGTTCCTGCATCTCATGTTTGCCTATTGGCGGGTATAGCTTTGCTTCTCTCTCTGCCTCCTCTCTTGCTTCAATTCGTCTTAGTGATGCTTCGTCTTCATCAAAGGGCTTCTCTGTATAACTTTCATAGTACCCTTTACCCTCACAGTAATCACTGTAATCGTAACTGCTATCATCTTCATATCTACTCATTGCTATTTGCTCCCATTTGTTGTGCGTATTCATAACCCTGTCTAAATCCCTCTGTATAGTCCTTATTGCTTTCCTCTGACTCGTCAAAGGGGTACGAATGTAAAGCGTCATATTCGCCCCTCTCAAAGTCTGTAAGCTGTTTATAGTACTGGTACATAGTTAAATATTTTTCGTCTGCTTCATCTTCTAGCTGACTCTGTTCTCTGTAGTCTTTGCTCATGTTAAAATCCTCTAATAGTTTACCAATTATGAATAACCCCTGCTATTATAAACAAGCAGGTAATAAAATTCAACCCTACAATTACACTACGCACAATGGCAATGTAATCAGCTTCGCGGTTACTAGCACCCGACTTCTCTCCCAGTGCTTTAACCCATATACGCCACATCTTAAGAACGTTATGCATAGGGCTTGTGCCTCTCTACTATTACATCAGTATAGCCGTCATTACGCCAGTTACTGGCTATCCTGTAGGCTTCTTCTCTGCTTACTAGGTGAGAGTTTACCTCTACACCGCCTACCCATATTGTATATAACATTATAATATCCCCTTACTGGTTAAAGTCTCTACCGCATAATCAAGCTATGCACCGCGTACTTAGCCCTCAAGTCTATTTTTTGCTGTCTCAGCTTTCTAGTGGTATCAGCACACCACCCGTATCGCTTGTAGGATTCGTTATACTTAGCTGATAGCATTCTTAGCTTATTTCTATACTCTGAATAATTCATGATATAACCCCTGTAAATACTTGAATAACAACCATAGCATAAATGCTAGTAATTGACACATTCCATAATAGCGCACGTATTTTATCGCGCTTTTTCTCCCGTTCAAACTGTTTCAATGCTAAATATCTTTCTGCTGTATAATTCATAATCTTAAACCTCAATTAAAAGTTTTTTATATTTGTTAATATCTCTTTGAATGCGTTTTTTCTGTCTATCGTTAGCAGTATAATAATCACGCATTTTTTCCCAATACTTGATTTTTTTCTCTATCTCTAATCTATCCATAATAAACCTCTCAAATTCAATTTAGCTCGTCAGAGCTTGTTTAAGCCGTTTTACTGGCTAACCTATACATACCTACTAATAAACACTAGATAACGCCTTACAGGACAATCTAAGGCGTTATGTGGTGCTTACTAGTCAATCCTACCCCTCAATATGGTTGTTGGTACTACATCATTATCTGTTACAGTTTGACCTAGAAATTCATGCTCCGACACATAGCGCGTTTTGACTAGTGCGCCCTTGCTGTTATAAGTTTCTAGTTTATCTACCACTGTGCAGATTCTAGGGTGTTTGTGTCGCGTTTTGTAAACTACTCCGATTAAATTTTGCATATTATACCACCCCAATAATATCAGTAATTAAAGTTTTTTCCGTAGTGTAATTCAGTTTGTCTAAGCCTAGTTTTTTACTGGTTAAACTACAAGTTCCCGCCATATAATAAAACGTATTGTCGTTACTAGTCAAATTACCGCTAGTAATGCCTTGCTTATTACTGACAATGTAGAACAATGGTTTCCCGTTACCTGTAAAGAATCGCATTGTTTTATACTGTCTACCCGTTACAGTGTACCACCCATCATTGGTGGAATCACCAGTAAACAGTGAATCGACTAATGAATCTTCACCATTGCCGAATTTTAGACCACTAGGGAATGTAATCATTTTATTTCCTCCAATTTATAATGGTGCGTATCAAAATCTACAGTATAAAAAAACTGGTCTGCTTTGAATCTACTTTCAAAAGTTCCCAGTATTTTACCTGTATCAGTCTCTACAATATGATATAAATAGTCTTTAGTTTTTTTAGCGTATAGACTTCTATCGGCTTGTCCTATATCTACAAACATTTTATTTATCCTCTTTTTTGCGTTCATTAGCGGGTTTAACCCATAGATACTCAGACCAGAATGGTTCGCTTGCATTACCCGCACAAATAAACGAATCATACCACCCATTGGCATCATATTCTTTATAGTCCGCATCTTCCATGCGCTCGGAGTCCATATAACCCGCATCAACCGCATTATCTAGCGCACATTGTTCATCATAACCATATGACACACAAATTAACCCGAATTCATGCCCAATTAAATAAGCACTCTCACCAAACCTAAACCCATCTTTATTTGCAATTTTCATGTTATCACCTGTATTAAAGTTTAATTAATTTAATAACGCCTACTGTTAGCCAATAGGCGCGATAAATTAACTATGCTACCTGTTCAACATTAAATAGCTTGCCGGAGTACTCGTTAAACAATTCTTCCACTATTTCAACAGCGTCTTGATTCAATGCCATATATTGACCGCCTTGTATTAGCTTGTGGAAATCATCATCTCCCCCGGCTATGCCACTCCCAATAGCTTCATCAATCCAATCATAATTATCAACAGCCCACTTGCGTAGGTCATAGCAATAAACATCAATATTTGAACCAATGATTTCATGTAATCCACCTGCATAGTCTAGGTGGTCATATAATTCACCACTGTCTGCAATTTCATCACGTGAATCAATGTTGTTAAGTAGTAAGTCTTTAATATCGTCTTTCATAATAATCACCTGTATAAAGTTAATGTTTAAAGGTTGTAAATGAATCTATGCTCAACACCCTGATATTTTTGCATTATATATTTAATATCCTGAGCGTCCACCTTAACGTATGAACCATTGTAAATATAATTATCAGACAATACTTCTCTTATTTCAGCAGGAATATCAGACAACATTAATGTATAATCTGTTCCTGTTATGTTAGAGGATACCGCTTTACCTGTTAGCATTACTGGTGCGTCTAAATATTCGGGGTTAAACAATGCCTCTACTTTTTTACCTAGTAAGTTTTCCATAATAATCACCTGTTTAGTTAATGTTTAAGTTAATATAATAGAACCTGCTATTGCTAACAGGCTCGATATATTTACTTATAGTCTAATTGGTAAGCGCTGTTCTGCCGACTGATAGCATTCTTTATCATACGCATCAGACCATTCTTCACTGTATTCATTAACGCCATAATCACATATGGTTTCGTCAGGCTCTTGATTATATTCAAGCATAACCGCAAAGACTGCTAAGGTTTTAAATAGATGCCCAGTTTCTTCCTGTTCGGTTTCAGTGGTAGGTCTTTGCCATTTAATGTAAGTAAAATCTACTGACTCAATAGCCTCTTTAGCCTCTTTATATCCATAGGTCTTGGTTAATAATTCGCCATCTTCCCCGTCACGAATAACCAAGCGGAAACCTTTATTGATAGCGTATTTAATGTTGTGTAAGTAAGCCTTTTTCATATGTATATACCTATATAGTTAATTAATTGATACGTACATCATATAGAAGTATAAGCAGATTACCAGTAACTTTTTTGCATATAGAATTAGATTGTCATAACAAAATGTTATAACCTATGCCAGCCATTAACTAGCTAGCCGCTAGCCCAGTGATAGCAAGGGTTTCAGAGAATCCCCGCGATTAAGCCTATAACCTATGCCATAGTATAGCCTGACAATAACCCCGCTTAGAACGCATTATATTAGCTTATAGGACTATATAACCTGAGTGCATAACGTAAGCATGACAATATAAACAAATAGTATTGGACTACTGGTGTTGTTCTATGGTAGTCGATTGTTGGCCATAGGTATCCACTAGCATACTCACGCTTACCCGTCCAGGATTCATTGTGACTGCCTTAAGGATTCCAGTCACTGTGGATAACCTGTGGAAAACCTGTGGATAACTCAGCCCCTGTGGATAACCTGTGGAAAACCTGTGGATAACTGGGGGCGGGGGGGCGCGTGGGTATCCTGAGATTGTTACGGTATCCACCTGTATACTAAAAAAGCCAATATTCAATAAAAAGAATTAATCTAGGTTTATCCCCTAAGTTATTGTTTTACTTAGGTATTGTGACGGGTACTTAAGTATGACAAATATTAATACAAAAGGACAAAAGTATTACTATTAGTTATGGAACTAAAAAGTTGGTCCGCGGGTCTAATTTAACTAATAAAGTACTTGACATTACGTTATAAATATGCTATAATATACTTATAGTATAGATTAATTTAAAGCCTTAAGGATACTTAAGTAGTCTTAGATATTATACTTTAATGATTATTCTTTAAAGTTAAATACTAAACGCGTCCCTAAGTATACTTAAGATAACTTAAGGAGAGTCCTATGGACGATAATACAGCTACTCCGAAAAGGAGAAGGGGCAGACCCAAGAAATCAGATATGGTGTCAAGAAAAAAAGGCACTACTGGTTTGTCAAGGGGTCGCCCGAAGGGTGATGCGGCTATCATCAACGAGTACAAGGGCAGGATGTTGTCATCCCCTAAGTCTCGTAAAGTCCTAGACTCGATATTCGATGCGGCACTTAACGATGACCATAAGAATCAAGCCGCGGCATGGAAGTTAGTCATGGATAGGATATTACCCACAGCTGTATTTGAGAATGATGTCATTAAGGGCGCGGGTAAGTCAGCGATACAGATAAACATTACTGGAGTTGGAGGAGCAGAGACTACAGTGGTGTCAGGGAATACAGAGGATGTCATAGACGATGGAGAAATCATAGATGGCTAAATACTTTGACAGAGACGAGTTTGCTTGTCAGTACACAGGCAACAACGAGATTAAAGAAGAGTTTATTGAGAAGCTAGATAAACTAAGAGAAGCCTGTGGTTTCCCCTTTGTAATTACGTCAGGATATAGAGATAAAACACACCCCATTGAAGCTAAGAAAGCAAAACCAGGAACAGGAACTCATGCACAAGGCATTGCCGCGGATATTAAAGTCACTAACGGCTACCAACGGTTTCGTATCGTTGAGAAGGCTATCGCGCTTGGATTCACAGGCGTGGGAGTTGCTCGTGGCTTCGTCCATGTTGATATCCGCAGTCCTGACGATACAACCCCTTATGTAATGTGGACTTACTAATATGAGTTTTAAATATCTTGTTAATCCCAACTTAAGAACAGAAGATAGAATAAAACAAGCAGGTATGCTTACAGAGTTTACTCCTGTAGGCGATGCTAGAGCAATAGCGGAAATACCTGAGTTATTAGGTCAAGGGAGATATGGTGCGGCAGGTGTCAACGCCTTGTCTGCTCTACCTGTGCTAGGGTTTTTCGGTGACATAGCTAGACTAGGACGAGAACAAAATAAAGTGTTACAGGCTACTCCTTTTTATCACGGAACTACTAAAGACTTTGATAAGTTTGATTTAAAGGCGGCTAGAGCAAACCGTGGTACAAACATAGAAGGTATATATTTAACACCTAGTAAAACCAGAGCAAAGCAGTTCGGAGATAAAGTATCTACACACAAAGTAAGTTTAGATATGTCAAAAGTAGCATCTCCTAATACAGTTCCTAGTAGTAAAATGATAAAAGAATATAAAAAACAACTTTTAAACAAAACGAATTACAAAGAAGATTGGATTGATGAGGCTATTATTCCTGAGTTTGTAGAAACAAAAAGAATAAAAGCAGACCTGAGCGGAGATATTAAAAGAGAAGTATACGAAGCAGGTGGTTACAAAGGTTTTGCAGACGGTGATGATTTAGTTGTTTTTGACCCTAACTTTATTAAATAGGACTTACTAGTGGCTATTAAATATATCCATGTCAATCAACATAAGATACGTTCCAATAAAAAGAATAATGAAAATGAACCTGTGTTGACTGTAAAGGAAGGTAAGACAAACACATACGGTCATGCTGTCGAAATACACGGACCAAGTGAAATCATATATGGTGGTAACGATAAACCTATACTGTCCTGCGGGGCAAGGGTCGTTATAAAAACCAAAGCGGATATAACTATTAAATGACTGAACTCAATGTTTCGTTACTACCGTGGCAACAGGAAGTCTTTGAGGAC